GCTGAGTACGGTAATACAATACAAACCACCGCTAAAGCACGTGGAACCAGCTTCTTAAACATAGACGCTGACGCTGCAAACATTATCGGTTACAACATGGGTGACAGCCTTGATAAGATTGTTCACGACGTAGTAACTGAAGGCAGCAACGTACTATTCGGTGGCGATGCTACAGCTACAGGAGAACTAGCAGCAGGTGACGTTATCACCGCTGATCTTATCCGCAAAGCTGTTGCTAACCTACGAGCTGCTTCTGCACCTGCATTCAATGGCAACGTTTACGTTGGATTTATCCACCCTGACGTTTCTTTTGATCTACGTAAAGCTACAGCCGTAACTGACGTTATCCAACACCAAATCCGCCAAGATGGAGCTGCTGTCCGAAATGGTAGCATCGGTACATTCGGTGGAGTTGACTTTATCGAAACACCAAGAATCACGCTAACCGCTGACGCTGGTGCTTCCAATGTTGACGAATACAAAACTGTAATAGTTGGTAAACAAGCTCTAGCAAAAGCGCACAGCGCTGCTGCTGGTTTCGGTGCTGACCCAAGCATCGTATTCGGTCCTGTAACCGACAGCTTACGCCGATTCAACACAGTTGGTTGGTATCACCTTGTAGGATACGGAAGATTCCGTGAAGAATGCCTCAGAAGAATTGAGACATCATCCTCAATAGGCGCTAACTAATAGCCCCTAACTAGATAGCAGGGTAGGCTGACCGTACTGGGAGGTTAGCCTACCCTCTATCTTTCTTTATTTGGTTGAATTATTATTGTGAATTATGGAAGATGAACAAGTAGATGTAGTTATAGCTGCTGAGACAATACAAGCCAGCGTTGTAACTGATGAGGAGAACGCTGATGGCTAGTGGTCTTTATGGAATAACTTTTCTTAACGCTTTGAATAACAGTCATGCGTTAGACCTGGACAATGACACGATCAAAATTATGTTGGTTACGTCATCCTATACACCTGATTTTGGGGCGCATGATTTCAAAAGCGATGTATCTAATGAGGTTTCTGGGTCAGGGTATACTTCTGGTGGTAACACGTTAAGTAGTTTGTCTTTGACGCAGACAAGTGGCACGATTAAGTTTGATGCTGCTGACACATCATGGTCTTCTGCAACAATTACAAATGCTAGAGGCGCTGTGATTTATGATGATACTTTAACTAATGATCCGCTTATTGCATACATTGACTTTGGTTCTGATTTCTCGTCGAGCAACGGAACGTTTACGATTACGTTTGCTTCTGGCGGTATTTTTACGATTGACTTAACTCCATAAGAGGTGAATAATGGCAACTAGATTTCCGGGTGCATTAGACAGAGATCCTAATGAACTTCCTGATAACGTAGCGGATTCTGATAATCTTAATTCGCCTAACCATGCGACGATTCATAATAATGTGAATGGTGCTGTGTTGCAGATTGAGGAGAAGTTGGGCACTGGTGATACTACGCCTTCTTCTGGTGCTGTGTTGATTGGTACTGGTACTGGTACTTCTGCTTGGGATACGACTCCTACTTTTGTTGGTGATGTTACGATTCCTGAAGGTGATTTGATTTTGGGTTCTACGGCGGTGACTTCGACTGCTGCTGAACTTAATTTGCTTGATGGTTCTACTGCTGGAACGGTGGTTGCGTCTAAGGCTGTTGTTGTTGACGCTAGTAAAGATATTGCTAGTTTCCGTAACGTTACGCTAACTGGTGAGTTGGATGCAGCTACACTTGATTTGTCTAGCTCTGCTGATATTGCTGGCGATTTGGTGTTGTCTGGTGGCGCTGATGGTGCGTTGCAGTTTACGAATGCTGGTGAAAACTCTATTAAGATTCCTGATAATCAGGCTTCTGCTTTGATTATTGAGGAAGCTGATAATGCGTATATTACGTTTACGACTACTGATAGTTCTGAAAAAATTACTCTTGCAAAACCAACGCAAGCAGATAACACAATCACAGTTGGTGCTGACGATACTGGTTACGATGTTAAGTTCCATGGCGCTACAACTACTTCTTTTTGGGAATGGGATGAAAGCGCTGAACATCAAACAATTCAAAAACATGTTGTTAACACTAATGCGTTAGACACAGTTCTTGAGCTAAAAGTAATTGAAACAAATGATGTTGATTTAGCAATCGGAGCTGGACCCGGAATTGATTTTTATATTCCTTCAGGGTCGGCTGGTGATACTATTCTTGGGGCAACGATTGGAGCTGAAAAACGTAGCGCTACGGATGATAATGATGCTTGTGGCATAGTGTTCAAAACAGCGGTTGACGGTTCTTCACCAGTAGAACACATGGATATTTCATCTACTGGTCAAGTAACTATTACGAACAATGAGTTAAATGGATTGAAACTTAAACGTACCGGCAGCGCTACTGTCGGTAACAGAATTTTGTTTGAAGGTTCTGACGGCACTGATTTGGGTGTTTGCGGTATGAACAACAACGATGATTTTAGAATTGGCGTTGAGCAATCAGGTTCAAACTTTTTTATTAGAACATCAGGAGATTTTAGGGTTGTTGTTGAAGCAGACGGTGATCTTCGACCTTACGTAGACAATAGTCAAGATTTAGGGACAGCCTCAAAACGATGGGATGATGTTCGTGCTACGAACGGGACTATCCAAACGTCTGATGAAAGAGACAAAACATCTATAACAAACATTGATCTTGGTTTAAGCTTTATTAATTCTTTACGACCTGTTACATACAAATGGGATGCAAGAAGCGGTTACAAAGGGACAAGAACTCACATGGGATTTTTGGCTCAAGAAGTAGCTACAGCTATTGGTTCTGATGCAGCTACTAGAGCTGTGTGGTGTCAAGACAATGCAGGCACTGGAACAGACGGAGATGGAAATGAAGAAACATACCCAGCTAGCCAAGGTTTGCGTTACAATGAATTAATAGCGCCGTTAGTAAAAGCGGTTCAAGAACTTTCAGCAAGAATAACAACGTTAGAAGGATAAAAATGGAACTTACCCCAGTAGAAGTACTCCAAGAAATAGAAAGACAATTTCCAAAAGAATTAATGATTTGCGTACAAGCAGTACAAATTAGGAAGCTAACAGAAGAACAAGATGATACCGACGACGAGTAAACACGTTAACATCGAACTACTACATCCAGAGTTCAAACGCAGACTAGAAGCATTCTTTAGAGACAGCCGTATCCGCAACAAAGTCAAAGTCGTATCAGGCGTGCGAACCTACGCACAACAAAAATACTTCTACGACGGATACAAAAGCGGTAGACCAGGATTTAACCTAGCTGCCAACCCTGATCGCAAAACAGCGTCGGGTTTCCAAGGGTCATATCACATGCAACAACCAGCGTTCGATAACTGGGGTTATGCCGTTGATTTTAGAATTACTGGTCGAGGTATCAGTACTTCTCAAGTGAACGCCATAGCAAAGTCGTATGGCATGGTCGCTTATGTGCCTGGTGAGTGGTGGCATCATCAGCCTTGCAAAGTCGTAAATGGCAAAGTCAAATGGTTTGATGCACCAGCATTAAAAGGCACGAAAGCTAAGAAAACAGCAAAACAAGACCTTAAGGGTATTGCTGCTGCGTTTGCTGAAATAGAAGCTCTGGTTACTACCCATCCTTTGAAGAAAGGATCTAAAGGAGCAGCGGTCAAAGTGGTGCAACAGTTGTTAGCTGCTAAAGGATTGTATCGGTACAAAATAGATTCAGATTATGGCAGACTTACTCGAAAGGCTGTTGTGGAGTTTCAAAAGCGTCGGCTACTATATGTTGACGGCGTAGTTGGACCAAATACTTGGAAGGCATTATTACGATGAAAGAATATTTAGATTTACTTGAGCGATGCGGAGCGACGTTCGTACAAGCAGCAGTAGCCACAATTAGTGGTAACAGCTTTCTTGACATGGGAGTAAGCAACTGGAAATTGGTAGCAGCTTCCGGGTTTGCTGCTGTGTTGTCAGTTCTTAAAAGTTGGGCTGCTACTAAGGTTGGCGATAAGTCGTGTTCCTTGGCTGGTAAAAATACTGCGTCTGAGGAGTCCCTGTACGGCGACGAGTAATGGGGTTTGTAGGTGACAATAAACTACAGCTCCTCTACGGTAACATACTCAAGTTCAAGCGTAAGCTATTCGCAGGCAGACGCAACAGTAAACGCATTGACAATAGCGTGTTCTGCAACTGTTCCGGCTGTAACCGTGACAGCCTTTGCGAATGCTGCCGTTGCGGTGATTGCAGGTACGACAACTGTTCCTGCTACGACTGTATCAGGGACAGCTAGTGTAGCTCCTAGCGTCATTGTTGGCGCTACTACTACGCCGTCGGCGACAATATCAGGTACGGCTAGTGTTGAACCTAGCGTTATTGCTAGTGTCACGACTACGCCTTCTGCAACTATATCGGGTACAGCGAGTGTTGCTCCTAGCGTCGTTTCTACGGCTGCTACAACGCCGTCTGCGACGATTTCAGGTAACGCTGATGTAGAACCATCAGTTATAGGTGGGACGTCTACAACGCCGTCTGTGACCGTCAGTATGGACCAGAACATAAGTGTGTCTACAATTAATGCTACAACGTCTGTAGATCAACTATTATTCAATACAAAGTATGTGCCTGTATTTGAAAATACGGTTCCGACATTAGACGTTACCAGGTTCCCTACTATTAGCCCTGCTAGGAACTTACGCAGATTCTATCCTCCGACGGCTAGAGGGGTTAATATATTTATATTAAACGATGGGTCAGTAACGACCCGACAACCGGCAGATGTAAGTACAGTTTCTCGGACAATATATGGTGGGCATGAATCCCCCACTGATTTTACAGATGAAGAACTAAATGCTTTGAAAGATGCTGGCTACGGAATAGAGGTAGAGGGTTATGCCACGGTATGACTATAAATGCAATAGATGTAACAACGTTGAAGAAATAATACATGGCTTTAATGATGAGCATTCGTTTCATTGCGTTGATTGTGGGCAGGCAATGATTAAACTTATTTCAGGTGTGAACATTGCGCCTTCAGCTACCCCTTCTCGTAGCTCT